GTGGCGGCCTGCATCTTCATAGAAAGCAGCTGGTTTTCACGTACCAAAGCTTCGTACTCTTTGGTTTCGGCTTCGGTGCGTTCGCGCTGCTCCTGCTCGCAAGCGTCAGCAATAGCGTTGATGCGCTCGCAGTTGGACTGGTACTTCTCGACCAGTTCACGTACGTTTACGGTGTTCTTTTTCATTGCTGAAAAGCGTTTTAGGGGTTAAACTTTTAACTTAGTATTAGCAGCGCGGCGCATTTCGCGCAGCTGCGTTTCTACTTTTTCTTTGTCTACTTTGGTGGTGTCCGGGGCTTCCGGCTTCGCGGCTTCGCGCAGATCGCGCGCAAACTCGCGGGCTTCTACGGAAGTGTCCGGGTACGCGGGATCGGCGGCCAGCGTCATATCGTAGACGCCGGTAACGGCCTTAACCGTGTAGGTAATGTAGGCGCGGCCGTCCCGCACTTCCACGGTGCGGCTAACAAAGCTTTCGTCCCAGTAGTGGGTACTGAAAGCAAAGCTGCAGCCGGCCAGATCGCCACGCTTTACCAGTTCCAGGGCCTTGTCGCCGTCCACGGTGTTAGGGGCTTCAAACTCAAAGGCCACGCCCTTGTCGTCCACGGTGTAAGACAGGGTGCCGGTACCTTTGTTGGAGCGCGCCAAAATCAGCTGGCGGTCGTGGAACATAGTAAATTTAATATCGCAGCCGTCCAGCAGTTCTTTGGTAATAGCTTCCGGCGCGATAATTTCCCGCGCTTCTTCTTCGTCGTCGCTCCACAGGGGCGCAGACGGCTTGTTAAACAGGATCGCGCGGCCCACGATAGTACGGCTGGCGGCTTCGCCCTCGCCGGCTTCGCGTACGTGCAGTTCTGTTACGACGACTTCGCGCCGCACCAGGTCGTTTTTATTCTTCTTTTCCATTTTCGGTTACAGGTTTAGCCGGGGCCGGGGCCGCGGTCAGTTCCTTTATGCCTTTGAGGTTAGCGGACACCAGCACGGTATCGCCACCGTCCACGGCGGGTTTGTTTTCTTCGCGGCGCCACTCGTTTACTGTGTAGATGCCTGCCGCTATAGTGTCGGCCTGGTACTTTACGCGGCTTTCCAGATCGCAGGCGTACAGGCCGCGGCGGTCAAACTGTACCTTACGCTTGCCGTACTGGCTGGCGCTAAACAGTTTGCGCTGCAGTTCGTTTTCGATCTTCCGCAGCAGCGGGTTAAGCGTGTTGGAAAGGAAAGCTACGTTAGCCATTTCGGCCGATTTGTAGTTATTGCTGGTGTCGTCGAAAACAAAGGACGGGTGTACACCAAAGAAGCGGCAAATATCGCGTACGGTAAACTTCCGGCTTTCCAAAAACTGCATATCGGTAGAGCTAAGCGAAATTTGCTTAAACTCTACCTGGCCAGGCAGGCTTACTATGCGTTCGCCGTTCTGGAAGCGGCCGTCTATGCTTTCCGCGGTCTTTTCCAGTTCCTTGTCCTGGTATTCGCCGAAGCCGCGCACGCTGGTATCGTTAGACACGATCCCGCGGACGTTGCCGCCGTTCTGGAAGCGGTTGTAGGTCTCTGCGTCGCCCACGGCGGCTATATCCAGGGTAAGCCGGGCGTACGTCAGCACGGAAATACCCTGCTTACTGTCGTAGCCGGTAAGGTTCTTAATGTGTATAACTTCGTCTTCGTCGTACTGGCCAAAGATGCCGTTTACGGTGTCGCAGATATTGTATACGTCGTTTACGGTGTCGTGGCTCACGGTACCGCGGCCGCACAGGGCCAGCCGGTCGAAGTCCATAGTTACCGGGCTATAGACAGGCACGATATAGGCGTTACCGTCCAGCAGCACGTTTTGCACCACCTGCACCCAGAAGTCGAAAGCGTTTGTAGCGAAGTCCGGCTGGACGTTCAGCAGATACGCCAGGCGGCTTTCGCTGTCCTCTACGAATATGCCGCCTTTCTGGCGCATATACTGCACGTTTAGGTTAGCCACGCTTTCGGACAGAAGCTTTACGCACCGGTACACCGTGGCGACGCACAGCGCGGTTTGGCCTGTGTAAGCGGGCCACCAGGTGCCGCCCTGTCTGGGCGTCAGCGGCTGGCCTGCCGCCGCCTTTCCGGCAGCGGCAGTTTCGCGCTTGAAGTAATCCAGTATGTACCTAAAAAATCCCATTAGCAAAAGGTCTTTTACGTAGTCCCTCTACTTTAATGGGAAAAAGGGTACATTTTGGCACCCAAATTTTAGGTGTAATTAGTTGTATTTGGGTAAGTTATGGCGTACTGCGGTAATTAGTGGAAAAAATTTCTTGAAAAAAATTTGGTTTTCCATTTGGATAATCAAAAATAATGCTTAACTTTGCATCGGGTTAAGGTTACAGCCCGCCAGTTTGAAACCAAAAAATTTTAAGAATATGACACGCGAATTATTACTGCAGATTGCTAAGGAAAACAAAATTAACCTGGACTGGTACGACCACGTATTTGCTTTCATTAACGAAAAATACACCAAACTGTATATCGAATTTAGCACCCTGGAAGTTATCGGCCACAGCCGCACTTACTGCTGCGCGAAGACCATTACAAAGTCTGTCGCCGCGATCGCTCGCAAAAACGCTATCCACGGCACGCCGGACGCCTGGGAATACTGCACCAACGGACACGAAAGAATAGAATACATAAAGTAAGTTAAACCAGGGCCGGGCGACCGGCCCACAAAAACACAAAAGATATGGAAACCACAGGAAAACAGATTACGATTACCAGGGACGAATACCGGTACACTATCGAACCGGTTATGCGTAACGGAAAACCCACTAAGCGTACCAAAGAAGTAGTGCGCTACGTGCCGGTAGAACATACCGCCAGCAGCTACCTTATTGAGGGCCACGAAGTCTATATTATTGACGACGACCTGGCCGCAGCAAAGCAGGCCACGGCCGACGACCTGCCCTACCGCCGCCTGGTTGGCCTCTACCGCGCCGACGGCACCCACGTTACCTGCGACTGCAAATACGGCCGGTACGGCCAGGCTAACCACGTCCAGGGCCTTACTTACGACGTGCTGCGCCAGCAGCTGCACACAGAAACCAGCGGCTACCAGGGCGCCACTGGGCGCGGTTGGGGCGCTTCTGTAAAACGCATAAACTGGTAATTATGGAAAAGACAGATAAACCCTTTTTCTGGGAGCCGTCCCCATATACAGCCCAGGCGCGGCACCTGGCAAAAATGGACGAAGACCTGCGCGTGGAAATGCGCGCCCAGGAATTAGCCGAAAAGAAACGCGGCGGCGCCCGCCCTGGATCGGGCCGGAAGCGGAAGACGGAAGACGGCGCCCGCGTAAACTTTACCGCTATGATCGCGCCTATAACCCGCCAGCGCATTACGGCCCTGCGCGCGCAGGGCGTAGGCATAGGCGAAGCCCTGGACGGCTTTATAGCCCAGCTGGCAAAGCAGCACGGTATCGAATAGGAAAGCCCGCCACTACGGCGGGCCTATTTTATCCTGTCGGTTACATAGTCAAAACTAACCGGCGCGTCACAGATCATTAGCAGATCGCCGTCCATTTCCAGGGCGCAGCCGATACTGTCCTGCAGCGCGATAAAGTCCGCGATAGTTTCCAGGTTAATAACCGCGGCCCGCTGCTGCATACATTCCCAGCGGTCGTAGTACGGTGCCAGGTGCCGGCCATAGGCGGCCATAACGTCCCTGTGTTTGCGGCTGTATACTCTAAACTGCATAGCTTACCGTTCGTAGTCAATAAACAGGCGCAGGGTCATTAGCATAGTAATAACGCCGTCGATCTTCTGGGTAGCCTTGCGCTTTATGGGTTTGCAGTTTTCCAGCTTGTCGGTGTCCAGGACTGCATTACCAAAGCAGTAGGCGTTTATCGGGTTATCGTTAATAAAGACGTGGCCGGTTTTCGCGCCGTGTTCGAAGCTCTCTACCGGAGCCGTAAAATTGCCGTACGTCTGGCGTACGCCCTTAATCACGTTACCGGCTCCACTGGCCGCCAGCATATTTATTACTTCCTGGCTTTTCCAGGGATCGTAGCCTATACCCAGAATACGCACCAGCTGGTTAAGGTACAGTATGTAGTCCACGATTTCGCGGTAGTCGATAACGTCGCCGTGGGTTAGATGCAGGTAGCCTTTGTCGGCCCAGGTGCGGTACAGCTTTTCGT